GTTTTTCGATATTACAGAGAAGAGGATAGATAAGGAGGGAGAAGACCTCGTCTGGAAGGATAGGATGAAAGTTATCGTAGCCTCCTCTAGAGACAATCCGTGGCTGGAGGAGTTAGATAAATTAGAGAGAACTTTTGCTGGAACTGAGAAGGAGATCCAAGCTATTAAAGGAGGGTTCGCCAAACCTCAGGGACTAGTTTATAATAATTTTACTAGAAATTACCATACGGTTGATCCTAGTAAATTTACTTATGATAGATTTATCTACGGATACGACCACGGATGGAATGATCCTAGAGTTATACTACAGATAGGTATAACACACGATGGGAGGTTCGTAGTAGTAGATGAGTTCTATAGGGAGGAGACCTCGATAGAGGATGCGATAGATTGGCTGATAGATAATAATAAGCCTAAAGGATTTATGGGGGCTGAACACATGGGAGAACATATTAAGAAGTTTAGGAAGGCTGGATATAATGCAGTTAAGGCAAAAAAGGATCTAGACGAAGGGATAGATTATGTTAGATCTAGGTTAGAAGTTAATAACGGCAATGCAGGTCTTCTAATAGGTTATAACTGTCGTAATACTATACAGGAGTTCTTAGGATATGAAGAGGACGATGTCGGTAAATCAGGAGCTATAGATCACGCTTTAGACTCCCTCAGGTATGCCTTATTTACCTACTCGACTAAATCTAGAGGGGACTCCGAAGCTTCAATCGGGGTGGAATATTTATAAGATAAATATAATATGTGATAATATGAAAGAGAATGAAGAGGATCTAGAGGAAGAGAAGGAAGAGATAAGAGATAAGAAGGCTATAGTTGGAGGCAAGGAGAAGGTTAAGGAGATTATTAAGAAGTTAAATTCCAAAAACAATAATAAAAAAGAGAAGGATTGATTAATATGACAGAAGACAATAAAGATAAGGATATTAATATGACTCTAGAGCTAATTGGTAACTCTAGAGATCTAACTAAAGAGGTCGAATCGACTCAGATCTCCGATAGGATTACTAGCTTCAATCATAAGGGAGGTATAACCCCACCTTATAACCCTTCAAAACTAGCTTCTATACTAGAGCTGAACGGAACACACGCTATAGCTGTAGAAAAAAAATCTAAAAGAGAAGTAGGACACGGATTCGAGATAGTTCCACACCCACGAGCAGATGATCCTAGCGAAGAGGAGTATGAAATAGTTGAGAACTTCTGGAGAGGGAGAGAGATGAGTTGGTGGATAGGGTTACAGAGTAATATCCCAGCCTCCCCAATTGAAGTTTTAGAATTAGCTAGAAGGGACTATCACGCCATCGGATGGATGACTCTAGAACTCCTATATAATGCTAATAACGAACTAAAAGGTATGGCTTATTGTCCAGCCGAGTCTATCAGATTAAGGAAGGCAGAGGAAGAGGCTGAAGTAAATAGGAGGCACGGTTTTATACAAAAAAAAGGATCTAATTTTACCTATTTCGCTGAGGCTGGAGCTAGGTTTAAGGAAGATCCTATATATATCGACTCTAAAACTGGTGAAGTCTCCTCTTCTCCAGCTAACATAGGACAGGTCGCTAACGAACTTCTATATATCCCTAACCCTTCAGGGCTAACAGATTATTACGGAGTTCCTCCTTGGGTGGCTGAGATCCAGACGATTTTAATGGATAGGAAGGCTAGGAAGTTCAATTATGACTTTTTCGAATATGATGCTATGCCACAGTTAGCAGTTCTAGTTAAGAACGGTAAATTAAGGAAGGAGTCTAAAGAGAATTTAACTAAGATGATAGAGAACTTAAGAGAGAAGGAAGGTCGTAGGGTTGCTCTCCTAGAGGCTGAGAGTCTTACCCAGCGAGGACTAGATATTGATGGCGATGTAGAGATAGAACTAAAGGAGCTAGGAAAATTAGGCGAACAAGATCTATCCTTCTCTAAATTAAGGAGAATGAACGAACACGATATAGCTAAAGTTCACGAAATACCTCACGTACTGATCTCAAGGCTAGAGTCCACTAATCGAGCTAATTCTAGAGAACAGATTAAGGATTTTGTAGATGATGTAATTAAACCTAATCAAAATAGGTTCGCTAGTAGGCTCTATAAGATTATACATCAGACGATTTTAGGAGTAGATGATTGGACGATAGAGTTCATAGTTAAAGGTGCTGAGGATGAGTTAAGACAGGTTCAAATAGCTGAGACTAAAATAAGAAGTCTTCAAGGTCTCTTAACTGTAAACGAGGCTAGGGAGGAGCTAGGGTTCGAGCCTCTAGAGGATGAAATTGGAGATATGTATTTAGCAGAAGTTACAGAACTCCTCTCTCCAGTACAGGAGATGGGTCGTTCTCTAGAGCAAATTATCAGGGGTGCTAAAGAGGATCTAAGGGAGGAGCTAGAGATAGAACAGGCGATGGCAGATGACGAGTAGGTTAATTACTAAGTTCCTAGATGCTCGTGTTGAGAGAGCTATAAATGAATTTATGGAGAGGTGGGGAGAAGCTCTACAACCTATGAGAGAGGATATTACGAGAGCTATTAGGAATGAGTCGATAGATCTCTCTTCTCTAGAGAATATTAGAGTACAAATTGAACCTATTATAAGGAACTATACAACTGATATACAGATAGTTTATAGAGACGGAATGCGAGAAGGGGCTAGGTTAGGGAGGGAGATAGCAGGGTCTCGCTATAGCCTTGATATAGCTTATGATAGAGTTCCAGCTAGGGTTCTAGAGAGACTTGATAATTTATCTAGCGATATAGTAGATCAGAATATAATGGAGACTTTAACCGATAATACTACTAGGTTCATCAGGCAAGGACAGGAGCAAGGGCTAGATATAGATCAGATAGCTAATAATCTTAATGAAGAACTCTTTGATAATAGGTTAGAAGATTATGTAGCAGAACGGAATGCTAGAACAGCTACAATATCTAGCTCTAACGATGGGGCTAGGTCTGCTTATGAGGACTCTGATGCCGTAGTAGGTATAGAGTGGATAGCAGAGTTAGATGATAGAGTTAGAGAGGAACACGAGGAAGCACACGGACAGATAATACCAGCTGAAGATGGCTATACCTTCCTAGTAGGTAACGATTATCTATATTATCCAGCTGATTTAAGAGGAGGTTCGGCTGGGAATGTTATAAACTGTAGGTGTACTACTACTCCAGTCTTCGAAGAGGATCTAACTCAACTTGAGGTCAATTTACTTAGGCAAGGAGAACGAATAAGAGTCTAACATAAGTATTATATAAATTCTTAATAATAGGTAAAAAATGAATGATAAACGACTAGAATTAGCTAGAAGGTTAGAAGACTTACCGAAACCTAGTGATTTAAGAGACTCTGAGGCTAAAGTTATCGCTTATTTAGAAGGTCAGGGTTGGGTGAAGACCCTAGACATAGAGCTAGAGACTAACCTCGCTCAACCTACTATATCCCTCGCTATATCTAGATTAAAAGATAGGGATTGGATTAAGGAGAGGACTATAGAGAAGGAAGGCAGAGGATTCGCTTCGAAAGAATATAGGCTTAAAACAAAATGGTTAGCAGAAGTTGAATTTAAAAATAGGAAGTATATTAAGACTAAAGAATATAATTTAAGGAAGATCCGATATAAGAAGACTATACTATTTTAATCAAACCTATTTTTCATCCACTCAGTTCTCTCTATAAGGGTGGCTAGGGCATTACTATTTTGATTTGTCTTCTCCTTTATATCGCATACTGTATTTTTTAACTCATTTAACTCCTCAATTTTAACATAGTGTTCTTCAATTTGTGATACTCTGTCATCTAAATCATCTATTATATGTCGTCTTCTCCCTAAGTCCTCCTGAAAGGAAAACAAACCTTTTTGAGCTGCAATTATCACTCCTAGAACCGTTCCAATTGAACCTAAAACTGAGGCAAATATTATAATCATAGGGGGCATCTATAAAAACATTATAACTAGATTATATAAAAGTTATGGCTTATTCGGGGCAAAAATATAAATCACTTAGGAATAATGTAAGATTGATAAATATGCCTATAGGACCATTTGAAGATTTTGAAGAGTGTGTTAATTATATGATGGAAGAGGAAGGCTATGATGAGGAGTCAGCTAAAAGGATATGTGGGAGTATAGAGGAGGACTCTAAGTTGTTACGGAAGAGAGTTAGAATAAAAGAGAAGGACTCTAAGAAACAGATAGCGACTGGTATTGTTTTAGAGCCTTTTATGGTCGATAAGCAAGGCGACTTTTTAACTCCTGAGGGAGTACAAAATATGTTCTCCTCAGATATAGATCACGGAGTTATGCATTCAGTATTCCCTAAGAACCACTCAGAAATAGTCAGAAACGAAATACTAGAAGACAAGGAGACTATAGGAGGCGAGGAGTTCCCAGCAGGGACTTGGGTTATATCCCGTAAATACCTAGATAACGATTTATGGCAACTTATCGAGGAAGGAGTCCTTAACGGTTATTCGATGGGTGGCTCAGTCTCCGAACACGAGGTATATAATACTGATGATATACCTACGAATGTTACTATACCTCCTGATTATAAAGAGGATCTAGCCTTCGAGATTAAAGACGGGTCTGTATTCGAGGTCTCTGATGTTGATATTCCAGCAGTCCCTAGAGCAACTTATATGACCTTAAAAATGAAGAGAGATAAAAATATATTAGACGAGGCAGACTCTAAGATAGAGTTCATAGATCTAATGGAGGAGAGAGGACACGCTAGAGAAGGAGCAGAGAAGTTATGGGACTACTTAACTCGAGTAGAAAATAACTTGAATTTAGCGAAAACTATAAAAGGAGAGCCTCCCGTATCTAATAATGAAAATATGACCGAAGAAGGAGAGACTAAAAGTATAAAGGAGAAGTTCCGAGATTGGTTATTCTCTAAAGACTCTAACGAAGATAGTGAAGACGAAGAGACTATAGATATAGAAGAGCTAGAAGAGAAGGTTGGAAGGACTCTATCACAAAATAATATAGAAGCTCTTATGTCAGCACACGATTCGATTGAAAGGGCTTTAAGTAATGAAGTAGATTTTAGAACTAATCAGTTCACAGAAGATCCTAACTTCGATTTTTCCTTAGAGGATTTTAAGATGTCTGAAGAGGATCTAGAGGAGTTAAAGGAGGAGGAAGAGCCTAGCGAAGAGATAGGAGAGGAAGACCTAAAGGACGAGGAGGAAGAGCCTAGCGAAGAGATAGAAGAGGAAGACATAAAGGACGAGGAGGAAGACGACAAGACTATAGATAAGTTACAGGAAGACCTATCAGAGATCAAGACTAGGGCTACAGAGAAGGAGGAACATATTAAAGAAATAGATAAGAGGATAACGGAGTTCGAGGAAGTATTAGAGAAGCTCCTCGATTATACCGTAAAATCTAATCAAGTTCCTTCTAATAAGGAAGGAGAAGAGGATAATATCTCGAAAATGAAACGGGAGATCTTCACCCGATAAAAACAGAAGATATAAATAATTTAAAATATAATAAAGGAGTGAAAAAATGGCTTTAGAAGATAACCGAGAAATGTTAAAAGCGATAACGACTACAGAATTAAGTTCTGGAGTGCTTCCTAGAGATCTCTTCGATGAGTTCTATATGGAAGTACAGAAACAGTCTAATGTTCTAGGAGAAGTAAGGACAGTTACTCTCCCACGAGAGAAAATGACTATCCCTCAACTCGCACTTGGCGAGAGGAAGAGGTCGGCTCAATCAGAAGGGACAGCTATAGACTCGACCAAGGTCTCCACGAGTGGAGTTGAGATGGATGCTGTAAAAGGAGCTATCTATTGGGAACTTACTAGGGAGTCCGTAGAGGATGTCTCTGATAGTGACATAGCTGATAAGATTATGGCTATGATGTCTAATCAGTTCTCAGTAGATACGGAAGATTTAGCCTTCGTGGGAACGGAAGAAACTACAGAGATCTCAGAGACTGTAGAGGAAGCAGATGACCTAGACGGGTCAAAAGATACATTTGAAATATTCTTACAGAGACCTCCAGCTAGCGATGATAAAACAGAAGTAAGGCTGACTTGGGAAGACGATTCATCTAATACTTTTGACCAGACTTTAGACGATGAAACTAACTTTACTATACTCGAGTGGGACTCCGATACAGGATATTTAAAAGTCCAATTCGATAGTGGAGATGAACCAGAAGGAGATGACCTAGATGCTCATTATAAGACTTTAGAGTGGGCACAGCAGAACGATGGTTGGATAGAACTAGCCTACGATGCTGGTTGTGAAACTGTAAACTGTAATGGAGAAGATCTAGATTTAGAGGATATTAATTCTGCTATCACAGCTATAGACTCTAAATATTTGAGAGCAGATCCTGCTATATTCCTGAACAGGACTACGATGCAGAATATGTTATGGGATATAGTCGATAACCGAACTGGTTTAGGAGACTCTATAATTAGAGGCGATGCAGATATTAATCCATTCGGATATACACTAATCCCTTGCTCTACGATACCTAGAACTAAGGCACTATTTACGATACCAGAGAACTTAATCTACGGACTCTATAAAGAGGTTCAAGTCAGCACTCTATTCGAGTCTGATGATATACACGAGAAGGATCTATACGGAAAATACAAGATAACAGTACGAGATGACTTCCAAATAGAAGAGACTGATGCTGTAGTAGTTATCGAGGATATAAAGATATAGACTCGGTAAATTAAAAGGAAGTAACCGAAATGACCTCCGAGGAACGCTATATTAATCTAGCAACTCTAAAGGGTGAAATTCCCTTCTCCTCCTCCGATTTTATTTTAGACGATGAGGTGGAGGACGAGGAAGGTCTAACTGAGTGGGATAATTTTTTACTAGATAAATTAGATGATGAAAGCTCTAGGGTTGAGAGCTGGTTTCTAGGGGAAGACTTCGGAGAAGATACACCGACTACGATTAAGGAAGGGGTAATACGATTAGTCCGTCTAAGGTTAGATCTAATTAACTCTGATGGATTAGACTCCGAGAGTCTAGTCGATGGTGCTTCTTACTCATATAGTGAACCTAGAGAAATACGGAAGGAGATTAAAAGCGAGATAGCTGAAGAGATCTTAGCAGAAGAGGATCTTACAGACGATAATAAAGGAGCTTGGGTGGTGTAGTTGAGAAGGACTAGGGCTACACACCTACTAAATTCCTACTCCTTCAATGAAGATAGTACAGACGATTACGGTTCTCCTATTAAATCTAGAACACAGGACTTATCAGCAGAGCAGGTTCGGTTAATTCCCTCTAAAACTTTTATCAGGAACGAGAGTGGGGAGAGAGTTACGGAAGACCCTAAAATAGTAGGTCCACTAACTCTTAGAAGTATAGAGGAAGGAGACGAGATTGAGTTAATACCTATCAACGAGCTAGACTCTAATTCGTTAGCTGACAAATTCGAGGTTATAGAAGTTAAGATCAATAAAGGCAGAGCTAGTAAGTCTTCATCTGTTACTTTAATTTTAGAGGAGATCTAGATGGAGACGGAACTAAGCTGGGATAAATCACCCGAAGATCTTTTAGATAAATTCGACTCTTTCGAGGAGGAGCTAACAGACCAGCTAGTTCTAGCGATGGGGGATATAGTAATGAAGTCTGAGCGAGGAGCTAAACATAAAGTCAATGTTGATACAGGTCGTTTAAGAGCTTCTATAGAGTCTTATGCTCAAAAACTTAGTAAGACCTTAATCGAAGGTTTTATCGGCTCTAATGTTTACTACGCACCTTTTCAGGAGGTAATAGACCCATACCTCAGACCTACTATCGAGGAAAATATGCAGTATGCTAAGCAGAGGGTTAAGGAGGCTGTAGAAACAGCTTGGGAAAATAGTAGTTAATTACCAAAAAACTAAATAGATTAAAACAGATTAAAAGATATAAAAGCGTTCTATTTCAGAAGGAGTTAGAGACAATGGAAACTGAAGACGAGGAAGTCAAGGAAATAGATAAAATCCAAGAGAAAGAGATGATTAAGCAAGAGATTGACCAATTAGAGAGTGAGATTGAGTATATCAAGAACAATCCTGTCAAATTTGTAGATGATAAGTTAGCTTCAATACAATCATCTCTCGACAAGATAGAGGACAGAGAACCTGACGACCCTGACAACGTTTCGATGTATCAACATCTTTTTCAGAGATACGATTCGATAGGATACGACAAGGATGGTTTTCGTCAAGATAAGATTGACGAATTAGAGGATAGAATAGCAGAATTGGAGGATGAATTATAATGGCGATTGAAATATCAACTCTCTCAGAATTACAAGCGATCAACGATGATTTATCTGGTGACTATGTACTCGTTAATAATATAGATGCAAGTGAAACGGAAAAATGGAATCAGTTGAATGATAGAGGTGAATGGGATTACGGGAATTTACAGTTTCGTGGTGATGATTACGATGATAGAGTGGAGTGTGGCTATGTACCCGAACAAGATTTAGAGACTTTTACATTGACAGCGTGGGTCAGACCTGACGGTAATGTAAATGATTCTAATACTGTTATAGCGAAAGGAGGGGACACTTATGCACGGTTTGCTCTAACAATTGACCATAAAAATAAAGTACGGTTTGTTTATACGGATTCAAGTAGCAACAATTATTACGAAAAGAGTATATCGTCAGTACAAAATAATGTATGGTCTTTTATTGCTGTTACATTTTCTCCACCTTCAGCTAACTCAGAAATAGAGTTTTATGTGTATTCAGGTAATGTGGCTGGATTAGATGTAACTCGAACAGCTGAAGCTACTCCTCATGACGATAATGGAGATACAATGATAGGTATTTATCCTGAAACTGGTTATGCTTATAGATGGTACGGTGCTATCAATCAAGTAAGAGTTTATGACACGGTTCTATCATCGACAAATATTAGCGATTTAGCAGATAGTAGGGACGCTGAAGTCGCACCTGCAAATTTAGTTAGTTATTACAGGTTTAAAACGGGTCAAGGAGATACATTATATGACGAGGAAGGTGTAGCAGATGGTACTATAACTGGTGCTGAATGGAAGCCAGATTTATATCAAGAGAACGATTTCATCAGTTGGGACGGCACGAATTATTATCAGTTACAATCTGATTATTTTCCAGATGGTGAATTTGATTCGAGTCAATGGATTGAAACCACGCTGGAGGCTGGAGACTATCTCGGATTCAGACCTCTCGGATGGCGTGAATTTGGAAGTAATAATTCTTTTTCAGGCAGTTTTGACGGTCAAGGTCATACTATCTCTAATCTCTATATAAATCGAGGTCAGGAAAACAACGCTGGGCTGTTCGGCTACGCTGACGGCTCGACTATAGAGAATATCAGTCTGGAAGATGTGGATGTATCGAAAGGTTCAGCCCCAGCCTCCTATCGAGCAACGGGCGGTCTG